CATATCCCATAAAACGCTCATACTGCATTTCGGGTAAGTTAAGAAAACTTGGGAGTCTTTTTTTAATTGACCTGTAAAGTCTGATTCCATGGTTGCTACCTACAACATCTGTTACGCCAAGGTACTGAAGTACATCTTGGGTAAGGTTTCTATCATCATCTAAATTTCCAACCATCTCATCAATGGTTCCTGCATTAAACCCACCAAGCTGAGGAAGGTCAATCTCGTCACCAATTTGAATTGTTTGATGAGGCTTCCATTTAGCTAAAAACTTCCCTACTACCTTCACGCTCTTTTCATCAAAGAACGGTGACTGTAAATCGCTTATGAAAGCGACTTTCTTAATTATTCGTCCTCGTCATCTGTTGGGTCAATGCGAGGAATTAAAGCGTCGGGCTTGTCATTGCTAACCCAATCAGGAAGTGCATTATTTTCCTGCATAAAAAACCAAGCTACTTCATTGCTGAATCCAGCCTTTTTTGCTGCCTTGTAAATCTCATGTTTTGTAATCATAAAAACATCAAGCTTAGACAATGGCTCAGGTGACCTACGAACTACGCGCCTGTTAATCTTTTTGCGTTTTCGTGTGTTTGCCATGGCTTTATTTTACTTCCTAGTTATGACAATAAACAGTTCATCTAATCTTTGTTCAAGGCGTGTCACTTGGTCTTTTAAACTTGTTCCTGAATTCGGACGCAGCTCATTAAGCCAACCTTTAACTAGCCAGCGCATACCAGCTAGTACGCCAATCAATGTTGTGGTGATTCCAGCTGCAAAGCCAGCCCACTCAAGGGCTGACATTACTCTTTACTGCCTCTGCCAAATGCGGTATCTGAAGGAGATAAAGCTCTTAAAAGAGGTGCTGCAAAAGCAACTAAAAATGCCTTCCAAATATCATCAAATGAACCTGAAGGATTTGTTACATATACGGTTGCCAAACAAACAAATGCGCTGCGTGCGTATGAGTTGATTGCGGCTAGTGTCTTGCTATTCATCTTTACCCCCTAGTAGTGGTATGTTAAAAAACTCTGAATTTAAATCTTGATTGGTACGAAAACTGCAATGAATATGGTGGTCATGAGGTGAAAAGCCTCTGTATTTTCTCCATTTGTAATTTAATATTGGAGAAGCAATCATGCCTTTATGTATTACATAAGATAGGCGTCCGTAATCCTTAGCGTAGAGTCTAAGCTGATTTGCCAAATAGATTGAATCCCCTTTGTTGTCAGAAAGGCGAGCGTCAATGTCAATTGCTCGCACGACAAATTTGGATTTAGCGTCGGGTATGTGGTCGCTTTTACCTGCTTGTTGATGGCGCAAATCAGCAATCCACCCATCACTCCCACGAAGGCGGCTTGGGTATGAATCATCTATTTGTTCTCTCAGCTGTGTCGCTGCTTTTGACAACCATGGTTTCATTAGGAAAGTAATAAGGCGGCTTCCTCAGCGGTGATACCTAACTTAACTAAAAGTTCTGCTTTAGCTGCTGCCTTAGCAGCCGCCTCAACCTCTTGAGCCTTTTCCTCAGCCTCATAGGCTTTAGCGTCTGCTTCTCTTTGAGCAATTTCCTCGGCAGTTAATTCCACCTCAGTTTGCTCTCCTGTTTCGCAGTTGATTATTAGTTTAGTTGGCATTGTTTCTCCTTATGAGTTTGATATTCCGTATAGGTAAGCGGTTGAGTATTGAACAAAAGACCCGCCAGCAGGTGTAAAAGTTACTGAAGTAATAGCAGCAACATCACTCCATAATCCAGCAGAAAAAATAGCCCTGCTAGCAGTTGCGTTATTTTCTTGTACTGAATCAAATGAAGCGGATTTGTAATTAGCAGAAGCATAATTTGGAATATAAAGTTCACCATTAGAAAATGTACTTGCTGTTTGGTCGCTTGCATCAGAAACACCATACAAGGTAAATGTGCCACTATTTGCAGCAGAACCAGTACCTTCTAAATATCTACCACTACGGTTAGCACTTGTACCGTTGAACGTTACATCATAATAATATCCGTTTGCCCCAACTGTAACGCTTGTCCTAGCACTTACCACAACCTTCAAATCTGTATACGTTGCAGGTATTGAAGTAAAATAAATAGTTGCAGCACCACCACTACCAACAGTTGAACTCGCTATTAAAGTATATGTATTTGCCATAGTCTATGCCGCCAATATTCCGTAGATAGTTAAAGTGCTACCAGCAACAACATTTCCTGTACCGCTTGATGAAATAGTAATTGAGTTAATTGCTGAAGTATTGCGCCATAATCCAACAACAGCAACTGCATTATAAGAAGCAGCATCGGCTCTTACCAATGCAGTTTTAAATGTAGTTGTATTGCTATAATTATTTAATTGTATTATTTGAACGCCTTTATCTGTTGCACTTGGAATTTCAAAAGCAGAAATATAACTTGTATTTGATGACCTTGCTGATGCAGCGGCAGAACCATTACCAGACAATCTTGTCCAAGAATAATTATTTCCTGTATCTGAATTAAAGCGTATTACATAGGCTTCTGTTGGAATAGTGGAACCAACACTAGCAACAACAACCAAATCAGTATATGCAGATGGAATTGAAGAAAGACTAATAGTTGATTGATTGCTACCCAAAGTAGTTGTTGCTATCGGTGTATATGTTGAACCAGCAGCCATTGTTATACTCCCTTAATTCCGTATAGGGCGAATTGAGTGTATTGTTGAAAAACTGCTGAACCCCCATTTGTTAAAGTAATATTTGAAATAGCGTTTGTATTAAGCCATAATCCCGATGTGAAATCAACGCCACCACTTCCGTTACTATCTTGACCAGACAATACTCTTGCTGTTGTGTATTTATTAGTATTTGTATAATCCAAAATATCAATAACAAAAACGCCAAAAGTGTTAGCAGCCGTTGGCAGTCCAGCATTAGCCAATAGAGGTATGTTAGCAAGACTAGTTGTGCCAGTTGCACTTGCCGCTGTTCCATTTCCAATTAAGCGATGCCGTGCGTAGTTTGTTCCTGTATCGGAATTAAATGTCATAAGCACTATATCGTTTAAGTTATCACGCCCAATTCCTCTTAATTGTAAATGCGTATAAGTGCTAGGAATAGAACTAAAAGTTATCGTTGTACTACCGCCTGAACCAACAGTAGTAGTCGCTATTGATTGGTAACTATTAGTACTTGGAGTTACCCCAACGCTTAAAGTGCCAGCAATTATGTTAAGCAATTCCGCCTACCACATACCAAGTATCGGTTGCAGTCTTAATGCAAACTGCTGATTTATATTGAGCAAGAGTTGGTGCTGCGGGTACTGCCCCGCCTGATAAAACTGTTGTTGTTCCTGAAGTAACTGCACTAATCGTGCAAGCACCTACGCCAATGTTAAGAACTGTAATTGCTGTTCCTACTGGAAATGCAACTGAAGCGTTGGTTGGAATCTTAAATGCAATTGCTGTTGCCTTATTCATTAACTCTAATGTCTGATATTGGTCAGCTGATACAGCTGTGTAATCTGTTGTATTTGCTGCACCAATAGTAAAAGAGGTTAAGCCGTTAAACATTGCAGCTGATAGAACATCACCTGTTGAAGCTGGAAAACCTGTTGCCATTGTATATCTCCTTTAGTAGCTAAGTATATCGTCCCCAAGGACGCCATATGTAAAATCGCCAATCAAAAATCCATCTGAGGTCGGCTCTAAGGTAGTCAAAACTGTCTGCCATGTGTTTGGCGTTATGTCATGAGCCACGCCTTGAACCTGCAAGTTCTTGGTAATTGTTGAGCCGTCGGGTTGAATATTGCTAATTAAAACATTGTCATAATAGTCAAAGGCTAGGATTGTGGCTGTTGGAACATCTGGGTCTAATAAGTCAAGCGTCATTTCGTCTATCCGTATTGTCGTGCTGCTACGGGTCGCAACATAAAGTTTGGCTATATTCATTGCATTTTCGTCGGTGTCAATTACCAATTCAGGCACGCTTATTGAATGAGGGAAGTAAGTAGCAATGCTGTCTGAATCCAAGGCTGTTTGGCTACTGCCCCCAACTCGCGTCATTGTAGCTGTGTTGATAATCAATTTGTCGTCAAAAGCGAACTTTAAGTTTTTGTAAGGAATACCTGTGGTTTGATTAAACTCAGTTGGGGTATCACCCGCGCTTGAAATAACTGTGTTTCTATTTTTAAAGATTGCGTTGCCTTCAGGGGTAATGTAGAAAGCCCCTTGCTCTGAGAACTCACAGTTTTGCAATGCGCCTAAAGAAGTCCTCAAGGTTGCTGGGTCTGCAACTGTAAGGCTGTTACCTGTTTCCACGCTACGCATACCGTTAGGGAAGGATACGGTATCTAAAATCTTATTGATTCTAGTTCCAGTATCTTGTCCAGCGGCTTGTCCAGTCACAGTTACTACGGAAGCCAAGTTGAATAATCTAAAAGCGTCACTTGCACTAATGTCCACATAAGCCATGTTCTCGGCTTGGTCATAAGAGTAGGCATAAGCTGTGGTGTATCCACTAAATAGGTAATAAGTATTTGCACCAACAGTTGCAGAAATTCTAAGTTTTCTCAAAGGTTCTAATTTGCCAAAATAAGGCGAGCTAGTGTTCTGGGGATTGAAGCTTGATTCAGGGTCGTAAATCCTCACAACACATGTGCCAGCCTCGTAAATATCGCGTGCAACATTTCGTCCACGCCTAATGCTTATGCGTCTTGTTGCGTCTGTTAGATTAGCAATCAAAGCAGGTGCGGTTGCGTCTGACAAAACACCAACACCAAGAACACCGTTAACAGGGTCGCCAATTGTAAAGGGGTTTTGAAAGGTTGCGCCCGACGAAAAGTTTAAAGAAACATCAAGGGTTGCTGGAAGTGCCATTACTGGAACGCACCAAGCAATCTACCTACCGCGCTTGGTGAACCTGATAGGTTTTGATTTAGCAAACCATTTCTAATTTGGTCAACAAGGTCTGCGTCTGAAACTACATTGCCAGCATTGTTTATAGTTATGTTTAGTGTCGGTGTTTTAACTCCAACATCACCCATCACACTTGTTATAGATTGGTACTCACTTAGAGAAACTGGGGCATTGGCTAAAACACTTGCTGCATTTTGGGGAGTGACTTGAGCCTTGATTGTTCCTTGAGGCGTAGGTGGTTTAAGTTGCAACATACGATACATTTCAATCATCTTGGCAAGTAAGTTATCAATCTCAGAACCCCAACCCTCAAAAGGATTTAAAGCTCTTGGAATCCTAGAAATTGCCAAGGCAAGATTGGTTGTTTGCAATTGACTAATGGCTAATTGTTTGGCGAGTCTTTCTGCTTCAGAACCGTTTTCTTGAAGTATTGCCATCTGCAATTGAAGTCTTAACTTCTCATCATCTGTAATGTTTCTTTGAAGTGCTGCAATGATTTGAATTTTATCAATGTCAAACATTGAGGCAGCCTTTTTAAGCGCGGCTTCCTCAGCTGCTTTTTTCTTAGCCGCTAATGCCGCTGCGTCTGTAAGTTTCTTTTGCTTGGCTAAAAAAGCAAGATATTCTTTGTTTCTTTTGGCTTGGTCGTCGGCTGTTTTTTGAGCCATTTCCCAAGTCTTAGTGTTTGCCTTCCAAATTTCATTTTGGATTTCTAACTCAGTACCTTTAACATCAAGTATGTATGCCCAACCATCAACAACACGCTTAAGCAAATCACTTATGAAAGGAACATTGTTTGTAAGCGTGTTTATTAAAGTTCCTGTTTTAATCAGGATTGCGTCAACAATATAACCAAACTTTTCCATAGCGTCGGTCATGCCACCAACGCCTCTGTTACCTGTTGCTTCTTGAAAAGCCATAACCAAACCTTGACCAACTATTTGTTTGGTGTCGTTCCATTGGTTATTTAATACTTCAATTTTGCCAGCGTAAGTGTCTAAATAAGCAGCTGAAGCCCCGCTGAATTGCTTGTTTAATTCGGCGGTAATCGCCACCATGTCGCCTGTTGCTAGAAAAGCCTTATTTAGTCCAAGGTCTAAATTGCCAAGTCCTCTAGTGTTTCCCGCATAACCCTTAGATAGTGCGTCAACAACTTCGTTCAAACCATTTGTGCTACCTCTTGAAACTTCAATGGCTAAGTTCAAACTGTCCATTGCCTGTTTAGCATTTCCAGTAGCTCTAAACAACTGAGTAAATGACGGAATCAAAGAGTCGTCTGCAATACCGCTTAACTTACTAAGGTTTTTTAATCCCGCCTCGGTATCGGGAAATGCCATTAGATTGCCAGTATTTTTTAAAGTGTTTTGTAAAGCGGCAGCAGCTCTTTCTGAATCTGTAAACTCCTTGACCGAAGCTCTACCAAACGCCACAATCTTGTTAACAGACAAGGCAACACCCAAGGCAAGTGCAAGATTTTTAGTGGTATTGGTTAATTTATTTAATGAGGACTCGGCAAGTTTTGCGCCTTTATCTTTGTACTCCGAAACAATATCTATGGCAATTGTCATGCGGCTAATCCAAATCTGTCATTTTTCGTTGTGGTTTCAAATAAGTGTTCGGCTTTTCTAATTGCTGCAAACACCGCGTCTTGGACTTTTCCTTGGTCATCAACATAAGACTTAAATAGCAATCTACCTTTATCCATGCGGTTGTTTCCAATTTGTTTGAAGCCACCGTAAGTGCCTTGGATTCTCTGATTGAAATGCGCCCCAGCGTTAGGGTTATTGCTTTGAGATTGTGGGTCGCCGCCCCAGTTCTTGCGTCCAGCGGTTTCAATGATTGCACCCACAGCTGATTTGTTTAGTAAGCGGTAAAGTCCAACAAATCCTGCTTTGTTTCTTTTGCCTTGAGCAACGCTGTAAGTTAAACCCTTTTTAACAATTAAAGGATTGTATTTTGGAAACGCTCTTAAATTTGGTGCCATCATTGTTTTGGCTTTAGTACGAGAAACAACAGGCTTACCTTGGTCTTGCCAATTTTCTAAACCTCTAATTGAGGGTTGTACTTTTGTTTTAGCGTCATCTGTAATTGTTTTTAAAGCAACGCGAATTTCTTTGTTCATTTGCTCGTACAAGTCAGGCGCAAGCTTCTTTAAGGCTTTACGGGTTTCAATTAAACCTTTTACTTGTACGGGCATTTTTAACCTGTTTCGCTTCGTCATTAAGGACAGATAGCGTTGCTCTAAACAATGCCCTGTCCATGTTAATAAACTCTGAGTGAGGAATTCCAGTCCTTATTGCTAAAGACGCCACTAAATAGTGGAAGGAATCCCTCGTTACCCATTTGGGGAGTCAGCGTCCAGAATCTCCACTTTAGCAATGGTTTCTAGAAATGCGTCCCCAAATGGTTTAACTGTTTCGCCTGAACGCCTTAAACACTCCCAAGCAAGCCAATAAATATCTGATTGGCGTTCCTCGTCGCGGAAGCGTTTATGAAATCCAGTTTTCCAATATTGTTCAGCTGCATATTCAATCGCTGGTGAAATCTCATGTGTTGATTCCTCACCTGAAGCCTTGGTGATTTTTAATGCTAACAATTTTTACTCCTTAGAAAGTACCTGTGGTTGCAACGGCAACTGTACCGCTTACAGACCATGTTACATCAATTGTTGCTAAATCAGCGACAGAACCGTTAATGTCGGTTAAGCCATTTACCAAACAGGTAGCGGTGTATAACTTGTTGGTTGCTGAAACAGCTGTACCCTTTTCTTGCAAAAATACACAGGTTACATTTGTTCCGTAAGCAGCCTGAAGGGTTGCAAGAACATTTGAAGTAGCGGTGTCATTGAAAAAGCTGATAGTCACTTGACTATCCTCTAAACCCGCAATTCTCTTAACTCCAAGGTCGCCCATGGCGGTGACATCAAGTTCCGCTAGGTTTCTGTTGATTGTTACTGCACTTACATGGTCAGAAAGGTCAACTGAGTTAACCTTAACGCCTACTTTATTGTTTAGGAAAACAGCCATTGACTATTCCTCATCTTTCTTAGTGGTTGGTTTTGGCTTTTCTGTTTTTGCTACTTGCCCGACTTTTTCAAGCCAAGCTTTATCCTCGGAAGGAACATCATAAATTTCACTCATTTTTAACTCCAACTTGTCATGATTGATACGGACATTTCAGCTGTCAACATTTCACCCGCTACCCCTGACAAAATTGTGGGTGCAGATATTGTGCCAACACTTATATTCATTGTGGTAATGGCTGCTAATTTATTAAACACGCCAACCGCTAAATCCTCAATGCCAGCAAGATTTCCTTGGTTGTCAAACATTGGGACAATTAAAATTAACTTGAAATTTGCTTTAGGTGCAACAGTTGAATAAGTGCCGTTGGTCGGTTCAATGTACGGGTCAGACGGCTGGACAATAACTGAATTTGCAATGGGACTGGCAGGCGGAAAAGAAAAGACCTGCCAGACCCCCGCGTTTACTAACGCGTTCGCAAGGGTTGTCCTGAGAGTTGTAACGGCAACTGTCATTATCCAACCAAGCTGTTAGGTGATAAATGATTTGCTATGAGTCCTCTGATTCTTGCTGTTAAAGTATTTCCCATGCGGTAAGGACTTGGTTGGAAATCAGGAGAAATTCCACCTGAATTGCTAGCTTGTCTTGCTTGCCAAATGTCAATTGCAATCATGAGGCTTGCTTCTCTAATTTCGGGAACACTACCGTATGCAACATAATCTGTTCCCGCAACTGTACCAAATGGACTTGTTGGGTGAATTGGTTCAACTGTTGAGTGTGAAGTAACAAAAGTTATTGAATATGCGTCTGAAGCAGTTATTGTTTTAGAACCATTGAAAGTCGCGCCGTTACCACTTACCGTTACTGTTTGACCAACAAAGAAGTCATGAGGTGTATCAAAATATAAAGTGCCGTAACCAACAATATGAGAGTGTGCAGAATTAAATGCTTGGTTTTTCCATAGATAATCACTAACAATGTTTTGAGCAGATTGACAGACTTCCTCAACAACGCTGCTGGAATATAAACTTCCAATTCCAAGTGCGCTTCTTAACTCGGCTTCAGTAACCCAAGTAGCTGCCATGTGATTTCCTTTCTTTAAAAGTTAAGGGGCGAAGGCTTCCAACGCCCCTTAACGCTTTTGAGTTATTAGTTAACTCAGGACTTGTTCCAACGACGGATTCCGCCAGCAAGTTTAGTTGCAATTGCGTAATATCCGTAAACTGCCACCTGCAAGCGACCATTTGAAAGTGCTTCCACTCTCAAGGTTGTCTTAGGGGCTTCGTAGAATGTGATTGCTGAAGGATTGATTAGGAACATTGAATCGTCGCCTGTTCCTGAACCAATGTAAGGGTCAACATAGTAATTAGTTCCTAATACTGAACCAACGACAGATTGAGGTGAGGCAATACCTGCATTGTTAACAGGATTAGCAGCTGCATAAATTGGACGCTTTGTTGAATCTTGCGCACCAAGTAATACAGTCCACCATGAAGCATTTGAAACTAGATTGGTTGCAAAACCACCTGTTGCAGCATAAGCAGCGGCAGCTTCGGTTGCAATAAATGATTGCAGTCCGTCTGCGTCGGCAGTTGCAACAGCTGTACCAGCTGTACCTGAGGTGATGAACTGAGTGAACATAGCTTCGTCTGTTGCTTTAGCATAAGCTCGGTTTAACTCACGAATTAACTCGTCATAAAAAATTGGTGATGACCTGTCCAATAATTCCCAACTTATGGTTTGTAATCCCGCAGCTTTTTTTACATCCACGGTTATGTAACCACTCGCCATCTCAGTTCCGCCAAGTGCTTCACCCTCTGTTGAGTTTGAATCAATTGTTGGTGCAGTTGTTAACTTAGGAATTGTAAATGACATGCCTGAAGTTGGAAGTGCGCCACGGCTTACCGCTTCAACTGAAGGTCTAACATCTAGTGTGTTAGTAATGAACTCAGTTAGGTGTGGTGCAAGTGTAAGACCTGTGTTTGTAGTTGTATCATCTGTTGCAAGAATTGTTTGACGAGCTGACTCATCACCCATTGCAGCTTTGATACTTGCCTCAAGATATTGACCTGAAGTCATTGGTGCAACGCGTGGCTTTGTATAAACCGCCGCTGTTACTGTTGGGCGAGAAGCTTCAACCGCTGGGGTTTCTACTACCTCGGTCGCAACAGGTGTATCGGTTGTTGTGTTTTCCACAATTTCCTCTATTTCTGTTTTGGTTTCGGTTGAAACTGCCTCTGTATTTTCAGACGCAGCAACGCTAGTTACTTCAGCAGATTTAAATGCCGCTGCTTGTACTAGCGAAACTTCAAGTAAACGGGCTGCGCTAACGCGATAAACTCCGTCTTTGTTTTTTCCTTTAATAACTTCAACTCCCACGCTCAAACCCGAACGAAGGTTTTCACTTGCCTCAATAAGGCTGTCAGTTCCACGAGTTGTATTAGAAACTTTAAACTCAGCAAAAATTCCAGTTGAATCCTCGGTCATATTTTTCATGCGACCAATTGGCTTTTTAGAATCATGCTCTAAAAGTAATTTAACATTTTTAGGGTCATCTATTTGAATTGAGTTTGCCTCAAAAATTACTTTTCCTGCGCTAGTGTTTCCAATTTCATCACCATAAGGTGCAATCTTTCCAGCAATGATTCTGCGGGATTCTGAAGCTTCTAAATCTGCGCTAAAGTTAATTATTTCCATTTGGGCTTAGTTCTTCCATTTCTCTCGCTTGTTCAACGGTTATTAGTTCAAGTGCAAGCATTTTTTCAATAACTGCAAGTCTTTCCATTGGGTCGCTTCTTAAGAATCCTGAATCAATATCAAAGCGAATTTCTTGTGTAACGGGCGACAGGTCGTCCATTGAAAAACGCCTCTCAACCGCTTGGATATAAGGCGCGAGAGTGAAGGAAACAAGCTGGCGTCTGTTATCTAATATGTTCTGATAAACCATGCTGTTATTCATATCGCAATTTAAATAGAACGCGTCAATGTTAAATAATCTGCAAATTTGCGCACTCATATTTTGGAGAGCGTCCACATACATCATATCTTTAGGAGAAAATGCTGTTGCTTGATATTCTAAACTTGAAGTTAAATAAGCAGTTGACCTTGTATCTCTAGCGCGACGCCAAGCAGACAATAATCCAGCAACTTCTTTTTCACCCATATCCGCGCCATTATTTTTAAGAATTCCCGCTGGTTGAGGAGTTGATGAAGCAACTGATACAGCTCTTTCTAAATCAACAGCTGCTTTAAGTATTCTTGCACCTGAAGTAAGAAGTGGGTCTTTACCTAATTGTATTGTGACCAAACTGCCAATTCCTGACATGGGTACGGCATTTCCATCAAGAAAATATTGGTCAACATAAGTGTTATCTTTATTTAATTCAACTGTAACTCTTGAGTTTCTAACATATTCAAATCGAGAAGGGCGCTGGTCGTCTTGATACTGCTCAACTACTTTTAAATATGCAACGGAATACCAAAGAAGTGAATCCACAATCCAACTAAGTGTTACATTGTTTGGTGCATTTCTTTCTAATTGATTTACCCAAGGTAAGTTAGGAATTTCCTCGCCAGTTGCTTTTGAGTAAGTGGAAAGTTCCATGCCGCTGATAATTCCGCAGATTATGTTTCTTGCTTGTTGACACGCGGGGACGGTGATTGCCTCAGCTCTATCAATTGTAAATGCAGAAAGTGGAGTGTAATAATTAAAAGGGTCGCCCATAACTGAAGGGGCTAGTTGAGCCGTAATATCTGTTTTTGGTGAAAGTCCTACTAAATCGCGGAAAAATCCCATTAGAGAATTATATCAGAATACTCAGACAAAAATCTGAGGAACTGAAATTGGTTTTGAAAATAGGTGAACCAACATTGCTGTGGAAATTGCAGCTGTGACATCTCCCGAACTTTTGCGTCTTACTATTCTCCAGCCCGCGTCCGAGTTTTTCGCTGCACAATTATTCATTGATTGAACCCACTCGGGCATACCTGAGTGAACCAACCTTTGATTGGTTAAAGCGTCGGATAACTCTCCACAAGCTTGGTAGAAAGACTGCCCACTAATATCCACAAGCTTATGACCTTGTTGTTCTAATTTTTGGGCAATTGACGCAGTTGCGTATTTGTCATAAGCGATTTGGACAGGTTTGTAAAGCATTGCCCATTTATGGATTGCTTCCGTCATTTTTAATTCATCAATGGCTACATCTGAAGTGAAAGTTTCCATGATTCCAACACCAATTTTGCCATTAACCATTTGGGCGGCACATAATGACCCTGCTCGTTTACTCGGGCTAACATCAAATGCCAAAATAGTCATTGCCCCTACGGGTAGCATTAAATCCGAAACAGAACAAGCTTCAATTGAGCCAAATGTCCAAGGACTGCTTTGTGAATCAATCCACATACAAAGAGTTTCTGTCATAGTGGCTTCAATTGTGTTAGTTGCAATGCTTTCCTGAATTGCTTCCTCAGTTACGGTATAGCCAAGGGCGGGGTTTGCCATTGCCCAATAATTACGGTTGTGTATGTCAGACCTTGCTTGTATTGGTGCGGAATACTCCCAAAAGCCAAATGTAGGACTTGGATACTCTAAAGCCTTTTCCCTAAGCGTGTTAAGACTTTCGGAAAAATAATCACCTGCGTTGCTAGTGAACAATGTTTGAGAATTAGGTCTTGCTCTTGTTGTTGGAACAGCTGCTTTAAATGCTTCAGGTGACACATCTCTTAATTCATCAATGTAAAGGAAATCACAGGTCTTACCGCGACTGCCATCAGAGGTTGCTGCAACAATCTCATAGCGTGCGCCATTAAGTAAAGTAATTGATTCTTGTCCGTTTGCGTATCTAATCTGTCTGACTTGTTTTTTGAGGAAGTCATTATCCTCAATAGTGTTAGCAACTTGCCTAAATGTATCTAATGCCATGTTTCTATTTGAGGACATAGCCAAAATGTTCTTTTCCCCAAATAAGAACAGACCAGCCAAGATACGCATACGAGCAAGGTGCGTTTTTCCTGATTGTCGGCTAACAAGCACCAAATTACTCTTTTTGACAAACATGTTGTTTTTATCAACGGTTAACATGTCACTTAACACATAATGCTGCCAAGGCAACAAAGGCATACCAATTTTTACAGCTAGTTCAGCAATCTCATCAACTCTTGATTTGCCTTTTGCTGTGGGGGTTTGCAAACGCGGTTTTGTACTTCCTAACAGCTTCTTTTTCGTCGCCCCTCGTTGCGCTGATTTGCGCTTGGCTTTCACAGGTTTCTCTTGGCTACTCATGGCTTTTGAAAAGGTGACTCAGGCTTTGTGGCGACCGTCGCGGGGAGAGAACGGTCTGG